GCCACCTTACCTTGGTCAAGCCATCTTTGGAACGACTTGCCAAGGTCGGGTAGGGTTATCGTCAAAAACGACAACCCCTCATGTTCGACACGCGCAGAGACAGTTTTAATGTCTCGGCGGGCGCTCGTGCAGCATAGATCAGCGGATTCCTCCGCTAATCGGGACCAGAGTGACATAAGGCTTTTCATCGGCCCTCCTTTAATAGGGGGTTGCCGAATCCGTAGCCTATGTTACTAACACTAGCTCCAGCACACCTCATAAATGAGGAGTGCGTTAATACCATTATCCAGCACTAGGAAATGAGTACCTAGAGGCCAGTATATTCGATATCGATCGATATATACCAGCCACTGGACGCAGGTATTAACTGGAACTAGTTCCACGGAGAGGTAACTCACGTTACCTGCCTACACACCGCTGCTCGAAAACCATCAGAACAAATTCTGAATGGTATTCGAGTCAATCAATGCGTTGGTGACCTTACCGAAAACATCGAGCAAGACGAAGACCAGAAGGAGCGTTTTATAGCTCACTCTGATTCTTACATCGAGCTCGTTGAAATCGAGGTCATCGCGGCGACGAGCCCGGCCACCGGTGAGTTTATAGGCCTTATATTCATAAGGTCCCGTATCCTCAGGGTGGTCAGACTTGTCCTCGCTACGACTCACCACCAAGAAGCTTGGTGATGACCGCATCCGACGTAGCGGTGTACAAGGTTTTGAAGCCTGTGTACACAGCCAAGGCCTCGGTATTCGTATAGCCGGCAGGTGGAAGGTCGAAGACGATGTAATTCGCCATACCGACCTTCACATTCTGCGCAGGCTGAAACGGATCCGCGGTCACTTTGGAATGGTCGAACCTTAGAAGGTGTCGGTTCCTTCCCTGCTTAATAAGGGAATGGTTAATCGACAACTTCCACAATCCATCAGCCGACGTGTAGGCCGACTCCGACCCCTCCGCAAAAGTTCGCGGAAGGGGCGTCGTCGTCCCACTAATCGTGATAGATTGAGGATCGGCTAGTGCCATAGGCATCACTCCTAGGGTTGAGGTCTTCAACCCCATTGGCGTTTGACGCATCACGTTTACTTCTTACAGCAATCGGGTTAACCCCAAAGCTGCAAGAATGGACTTTTGGACTCCCGTAAGGGAGTTCATAGATAGCCCGAACCCAAAAGGGTTAGCCACACGTCTGACCTTGGCTTCACTAGTCAAGATCATCGGGTGTGGACGTGCATAAGACCCACCAATTATATTGGTAGGCCCCACGTAAGTATAGGTATCACGGACCAAAGAATGTTCCATGATATATCCATACTTCATAACAAGACCGCCGTTGGCCCAAGCGCCGATGTTGTGTATAACATCACCAGCGTTTGAA